AACATATTTATAATAAAATCTAACAATAATATTAAATCTAATGAAAAGATCTGAATTAAAAGAGTTTATAAAAGGGGAAATAGTAACATCACTTTCTGAAGCATCTCCTGAAGATGTTAATAACCAAAAGGAATTAAATAAAGAACTTGAAAAAACAGCTAAACTAAGTAAGGATTTAGGTTTAGAAGAAGCTAATATAGGTTTAGACGATTTACAAGACATAGGATATGACGATGGTGAATATGCCTTTGATAAGCATTTTAATAAATCCCAATTAAATAATAGACTCGATACTAAGTATTATACAAGAGGATTTGTTCAAGCTATAACTGATAGAGCAGAATCACTTCGTTTAAATGAAAACGCAATACCAAGAGGTGAAGATTTTACTTATGACTATGAAGATATAGGTCAATTTTATTTAGAAGGATTTGGAAAAGAACATACCCTAAATCAAGACCAATTAGGAAAGTTAGGCAAAAAAATCACTGATAATTTATATGGTGGTGATATTGGTAAGGCATATGATGCTGTTGTAAACCCCCATAAAAACCCTTACGATATAAAAGAAGATGAAGATGATGACCTAGATGTTAAAGCAATTAAACAAGCTAAAGGAGCTAGAGGTAAACATAAAAAACTAGACCTAGCAGTTAAAGCCTTAAGAGATATTACTACTGAAATGAAATCATTAGCACGTGACTACAGCAAAGCAGATGGTGTTGAAAAAGAAAAAATTAAGGACAAATTAAAATTAAAAACTCCTAAAAAGAAAGAGCTAGAAGCTTTAGTTGCTAAATTAGAAAAGAATGTCGTCTAAAGAAAGATTTTTATATATTGCTGTAGTATTTTTTGGTGTTTATTATTTAATTAATATGTATTCTTCAAATGAAAAAGAATATATTAACGAATATAATAGTAAAATAAAAGCACTAGAACAAAAAGTTGATTCTTTACATTATGTAAATGATGGTTTAGTATATAAAATTGATACCCTAAATCAAGAAATAATAAAATTAGATAGTGCAATTTATCTACAGAATAATAAGATTATTACATTAAAAAATCAAACAAATGAAAAAATTAATGCTGTTGATTCTTTTAACGATGACGAGCTTACTAGGTTTTTCACAGAGCGCTATAGACAGCACCTCGATTCGATTAAAAAAACCAATAGTAAAACTCGTAATTAAAGATTTAATACAAGGTGACGGGTTTAAAAAAGAACTATCCCTTATATCAACTAAAGTTTTTTTATTAGAAAACAAAATTGTTATAAAAGATAGTGTTATTAATAACCTCAATTCTCAAATAAATAATTTTAATTCTATATTGTTCACTAGTAAAGAACAATTTGGATTAGCAGAGGATTTGAATGCAAAATTAAAGTTATCATTGAAAAAACAAAGACTTAAAACTAAATTAACAGGAGGCGTAGGCATTGTAGCAATTGTTGGTGTAATTCTTTTACTAAAATAACAATGGCAGATATAAAAAAAGTAATACGTCAAGAATATTTAAAATGTGCTACAGACCCAGTACATTTTATGCGTAAATACTGTTATATACAGCACCCACAACGTGGTCGCATACAGTTTAATCTGTATCCCTTTCAAGAAAAAGTATTAACGTTATTTCAAAACAACGATTATAGTGCTATATTAAAATCTAGACAGTTAGGTATATCCACACTAGCATCAGGTTATTCTCTTTGGTTAATGACATTCCATAAAGACCGAAATGTGTTAGCATTAGCAACTACACAAGCAACAGCAAGAAACTTAGTAACAAAAGTACAATTCATGTGGGAAAATTTACCCTCATGGTTAAAGGTAGATGCTGCTGAAAATAACAAATTATCATTAAGATTTACTAATGGTTCAAAAATACAAGCAAAATCATCTAATGCTGATGCCGCACGTTCGGAAGCAGTATCCTTATTGATAATTGATGAAGCAGCTTTTATTGATAATATTGCTGAGACATGGGCATCTGCACAGCAAACCCTAGCAACAGGGGGTGGTGCAATTGTATTATCAACTCCTTATGGTACAGGTAATTGGTTTCACCAAACATGGGTTAAAGCTGAAGCGGGAGAAAATGACTTTTTACCTATTAAATTACCTTGGTATGTTCATCCCGAAAGAGACCAATCATGGAGAGATGCACAAGATGCTTTATTAGGTGATCCTAGACTAGCAGCACAAGAATGTGATTGTGATTTTAGTACATCTGGTGATATTGTATTTTACAATGAGCATTTAGAATATTATGAAAAATCCTTCATTAAAGACCCATTAGAACGTAGAGGGGCAGATCAAAACCTATGGGTTTGGGAAAATGCCGATTACTCCAGATCTTATATGGTTTTAGCAGATGTTGCTAGAGGTGATGGAAAAGATTTTTCTACTTGCCATGTAATGGATATTGAAACTAATGTTCAAGTAGCAGAATATAAAGGTCAAATAGGTACTAAAGAATTTGGACATTTATTAGTAGGTCTAGCCACAGAATATAATGAAGCTTTACTTGTAATAGAGAATGCTAATATAGGTTGGGCTACAATACAAGTAGCTATAGATAGAAATTATTCTAACCTTTACTATTCACAAAAGAGTGGAGAAGCCAATGCTAATTCGTATTTTGATCAATATGAAGATAATTCCAAAAAAGTAGCAGGATTTACAATGTCATCTAAAACAAGACCTATGATAATAGGCAAGTTTCAAGAATACATTGGTGATAAGGGAGTAACAATCCAATCAAGACGGCTAATAGAAGAAATGAAGGTTTTTATTTGGAAAAATGGGAGAGCAGAGGCACAAACTGGATATAATGATGATTTAGTAATGGCTTTTGGAATGGGAATGTATGTTAGAGATACAGCATTAAAATTTAAACAAAGAGGAATTGATTTAACAAAACAATCATTAAGTAATATGACGGTTAATAGAACACCTTATCAAGGTGGCTATGGTGGTGGTTATAATCAACAAGTAAAAAACCCTTATAGTATAGATAATGACAGGGGTGGCAAAGAAGATATTAGTTGGTTATTATAACCATATTTATAAACAATAATTATATATTAAATGGCGGATAAAAGTGTATTTACAAGATTAAGGAGATTATTTTCTACTGACGTAGTAATACGAAACATTGGAGGTGATCAAATTAAAACCATAGATTCGGGTCACATCCAATCTAGTGGAGAGTATGAAACAAATGCTCTAGTAGACAGATTTAACAAAGTCTACTCCTCAGCTCCAACCTCGTTGTATGGAGCACAATTTAACTTAAATTATCAATATTTAAGAACCCAATTGTATTCTGAATATGATGTAATGGATACAGATGCTATTATAGCTTCTTCCCTTGATATCATAGCAGATGAGTCTACACTTAAAAATGACATGGGGGAAGTGCTTCAAATTAGAAGCTCTAATGAGGATATACAGAAAATTCTATATAACTTATTCTATGATGTACTAAATGTAGAATTTAATCTATGGATGTGGGTTAGACAAATGTGTAAATATGGAGACTTTTTCTTAAAATTAGAAATTGCCGAAAAATTTGGTGTTTACAATGTTATACCTTATACAGCATATCATATTGAAAGAATCGAAGGACAAAACCCAGAAAACCCATCTGAAGTAAAGTTTAAATGGAATCCTGAAGGTTTTTCTGGTGGTTCTTCTAGTGGGTATTATAATGTAGCAGGAGCTAATGGTGTTAATGACGATAGAGGTGGTATTGTATATGATAATTACGAAATGGCTCATTTTAGAATGGTGGGTGATGTAAATTATCTTCCATATGGTAGATCTTATGTTGAACCAGCTAGAAAAATATTTAAACAATATACATTAATGGAAGACGCGATGTTAATTCATAGAATTGCTCGTGCCCCTGAAAAAAGAGTATTTTATGTAAATGTTGGAGCAATTCCACCTAATGAAGTAGAAGCATTTATGCAGAAAACTATCAACAACATGAAACGTACTCCAATGATGGATGAAAAAACGGGAGAGTATAACTTGAAGTATAATATGCAAAACATGCTTGAAGACTTTTATATTCCTGTTCGTGGTAATGATAGTGCTACAAAAATTGATACTACACCAGGTTTACAGTATGACGGTATTGCTGATGTTGAATATTTAAGGGAAAAATTATTTGCTGCCTTAAAAGTACCTAAAGCATTTATGGGGTATGGAGAGGCAGAAGCAGGAAAAGCTACATTAGCACAGCAAGATATTAGATTTGCACGTACTATTGATAGAATACAAAGAATTTTACTTTCAGAATTACAAAAAATTGCATTAGTTCATTTATATACCCAAGGATATAAAGATGAAACTTTAACAAATTTTGAATTATCAATGACAACTCCTTCTATCATTTATGATCAGGAAAGAATTGAGTTGATGAAATCAAAATCTGAATTAGCTGGAACTTTATTAGAACAAGGTTTAGTACCATCTGATTGGATTTACCATAATGTTTATCACTTTAGTGAAGACCAATATGATGAGTATAGAGATTTAGTTCGTGAAGATTCTAAGCGTAAATTTAGAAATGATCAAATCTTAGCAGAAGGTAATGATCCAGTAGAAAGTGGTCAATCATATGGAACACCTCACGATTTAGCATCATTATATGGTAAAGGTAGAACAATGTCTGATCCCGCTAATGTACCTGATGGGTATGCTGAAGACGATCCAGAATTAGGTCGTCCTAAAGATGGGATTACTAATAGAGGAAAACAAGATAATAATTTTGGTAAAGATCCTTTAGGAGTTAAAAGTATGAAAGGCACAGATAAAAACGATGGAGATCCTAAACCAAGATTATCAGAATTTGAAGACCCTAAAATAACTTATTTAAAAAACAAGGATATCTTTAAAGGTCTAGACAAAAAACAACTAATATTTGAACAAGATAAATCAGATTCTTCATTACTTGATGAATCTCGACTAAAATCTTAATATTTATAAATAAATATATTTTTGATGAAAATTAAACACTCAAAGTATAAAAATACGGGTATACTATTTGAATTGCTTGTTAGACAAATAACTGCGGATACCCTATCGGGAAAAGAATCTAAGGCTATTGACTTACTAAAGACTTATTTTGTAAAAACAGAATTAGGTCGTGAATATAAGTTGTATGAAACAATTACAAAGTCTAAGGTATTAAACGAATCTAGAGCAGCCTTATATTTAAATACTACCCTAGATAATTCTAAAATATTTAATAGAGGCGCCTTAAGAAAGCAAAAGTACAATTTAATTAATGAAATTAAAAATCATTATGACTTAAATACTTTCTTCGGTTCACAAATTAAAAACTACAAGGAAACAGCAGCATTATATACATTAATTGAAGGTGTTAATTCTAAAAGTGTAGTTGACAATGACCAGTTAATTGCTAGTAAAATTACAATATTAGAATTTTTAACTAAGAAAGAAATAAAAAAGACTAAAAAGGATGAAGTACTAGCAGAATTTGCTACTTACGATAAAGACGTAAGGTCCTTAACTTATAGAATATTATTAGAAAAGTTCAATGAAAAATATGATGGTTTAAGTCAGGACCAAAAACAGGTACTTAAAGAATTTATTAATTCTGTAGACTCAACACCTGGATTAAGAACTTTCTATAATTCTAAAATAAAAGAATTAAAAACTTCTTTAGTTGAAACAACTAAAAATGTAAAAGACCAAGCTACAAAAATTAAAATTACAGAAGTTACTAAGTTCTTAACAGAATTAAGTAAAACTGATAAGGTAGATAATGATAATTTAGTTGATTTATTACAATATTATGAACTAGTAAGTGAAATTAAAGCAGCAAATGGGGTACAAGTATAAGATTAAGGAAATAGAAGTAGGAGATACAAAAGTTGATGGTGGGGTAAAATCTGTAGTTACAGGTAAAGATCCTGAAACTGGTGCTATATCCTGGTCTATTGATTATGTTCCTAATTTAACTAAACTAGTTGAAGACTCTATGGAATTAGCTGATACAGCAAAAGGTGTATATCAAAAAGCTAAAGATGATAAAAAGTTTTTAGACATATATGAACAAGCAAAACAATTAAGAAATACAATTCGTACCCATATCAGAAATAATTACCCAGAAGATTATAAAAAAGCTATTTTTGAAGAAGATGTAGATGAAATGTCTATGTCGGGTGCAGCAGGTAGTTATTTAACACCATATGCTTTTAGAAAAAAAGGACAAAAACCTAATGATAAAGCATATACTGCATTAGGGTATACTTTAGCAAAAGAAGATATAGGCGCAACATTAGGTCCAGGACCTAAAGCAACAGAGAATGGTGTTAAAGATAATGCATATGTAAAACAATTTAAATACAAGTTAGTTCCCAAAAATAATGGTACTTATGTACAAAAGGGATCAGGACTTGAAGTAAAGAAATTATATTAATATGTATAATTATAAGTTGATAAAAGAAGATGAGGATAAGGCTAGACTAAAGTTCCAAGAGGAAAGAGTTAATGCCTTTAGAGAAATAGAAGAAGAATTACAGTCTTTAATAAAACCATTAAGACAAGCAAAGATAGAAACTATAAAATATTATAGGGAAAACCCTAATAGCTACTCAGTAGTAACGGGCACAGATTTAATTAAGGATTTTATTAAAGATATCAAAACATTACTAGAAAAATAATAATATGAAAACACTACAAGAACAATACAACTTAATTCAAGAAGGCAAGGGCCGTAAGGATTTATTTTTAAAGGAGGCTAAAAAAACATATCCTAATTTATTATCAAATCTTACTTCTTACAAAGATGCTACAAATATCTTAAAAAGCAAAAGCAAAATTAGTGAAAATTTAGGTGGTGTTGTTACTTTAAAACCTTTAGTACAATTAACATCTGAAGACTTTAATCCAAACAAACAAGCTTGGGAAAGTAAATATGAAGCTTTTGTTAATGAAGAAAGAGCTAAATCATTAAAACCTATCATTGATAAGGATATTGATGAAAAAATCAATACTGAAAAGGAAGATGAAAAGGTTAAAGCTGAAGAAAAAAAAGTATCTAAAGGTGTAGAAAATATTGATAAACGTAACTACGATTATTCACCAAAAGAAGATAACATTAACAACGTTAATGCTCAGGAAATGATGAATGGTGTATATTTTGAACTTAAAGAAGACCCATCTTTAACATTAGAAAAAGCACAAGAAAAAGTAATTAAAAACCTAGCTAAAGACGAATTACATTACGTTAAAAATGGTCAATTTGGAGTAGGTATAGGATACACAGAAGCAGAAGTACAAGAAAATACTGGTAAAACCTACGGAGGTAGTGGATACAGTGATAAATTAAAAAAAGGAGATACAAAAATGAAACCAATCAAAGAAAGTTTATTTAAAAAATTAATTAGAGAAGGATTAGGTGGTGTTGTAACATCAGGAAATCCAGATTCATTAGCAGCCCAATCAGGAAATATGATTAGACAAATGATGTCTGAAGATGGATTCCAAGCTGATCAAGCCGGATCTCAATATCATTCATCACTGTATGCTGAATCAAATAAAGAAGATAAATTACCAATGGATGAAAAAGCAAAACCAGATTTTATGGATATCGATGGTGACGGAGATAAAGAAGAATCTATGAAAAAAGCAGGTAAAGATAAAAAATCTAGAAAACCTAAAAAAGATTCAATTGATTCTAAATTAGCTGAAATAGGTAAAGAAGCTGAAGTAGTTAAAATGGAAGCACAGTTAGAATATTTATCTAACTATATTAGTGAAAAACAAGATAGACTAACAGGAATTAATGAAGACGAAAATATGTTGGAATTAATGGATAAGTCTAAATTAAAAGAAATGGCTAGGGATATTAAGATGTTAGAGAAGAAAAAATCTCAAATGGAAAAAATATACGAAAAAACTTGTGGTAAAAGTTACTCTCAAAAAGAAGTAGTAGATGAGGTAGAAACTACTGAAGAAGTGTAATATGAGCAGAAAGCTATTAATAGAAACTCATACAATTAATTATACCCCAACTGTATTAACCGAAAGTGTTAATGCAGAAAAC